GTCTACCAGTGGGACAAGCATTGACTTCACTGGCATTCCTGCTTGGGTTGAGCGCATTACGGTGATGTTTAATGGTGCTTCTCTAAGTGGCTCTTCAAGCATTCTTATTCAATTAGGAACAGGATCAACAACCTACACAACAACTGGCTATGTTGGTGGCGGGGCAAGATTTGGCGCATCATCTGTTGCGTCTGCAACATTTACAACAGGATTTGCTCTTAACAACTCAACAGCAGCATCATTGATTGGTGGAAATGTAACCATCACTAATGTCACTGGAAACACATGGTCTGCCTCTGGTATGTGTGGCGAAACCTCTGGTGAATTTATGTGTATGACAGGCGGCTCAATAGCACTTGCGGCATTGCTTACCGCTGTCCGCATCACCACCGTCAACGGCACAGACACATTCGATGCTGGTTCAATCAACATAATATACGAGGGTTAAACAATGAGCACAGTAATCGATGGTTCAGCAAGCGTCACGATCAACAATGGTGCGGTACTGGGGATTACCTCTGGCACTGCTGTTGCCAGCACATCAGGTACAAGCATTGACTTCACTTCTATCCCCTCATGGGTGAAGCGCATCACTGTGATGTTTCAAGGTGTAAGTACAAATGGAACAAGCAATTGGCTATTTCAACTAGGCTCAGGTTCTGCAACTACATCTGGGTATTTAGGAACTGGATATAGAGCTACCAACGCAGGTTCTTGGATAAATATTGCGTTTACCACTGGTTTTGGCGTTCCTTTTGATACTGCAAGTGCGGTTGTTCATGGAAGTATAGTATTTGCCAATATTACTGGAAACAATTGGGTGGCGAATGGCTTTTTATCAAGAAGCGACACAACAACTACTGGTGGCACTGGTGGAAGCATATTGCTTGCGGGTGTGCTTGACCGAGTACGAATCACGACAGTAGGCGGTACAGACACATTCGATGCCGGTAGCATAAACATCATGTATGAGGGATAAAAAATGACACACAGAATCGTAGTTAATGTAGAGACAGGCGTGACCACACAAGTTGAGTACACCGCTGAAGAACAAGCAGTGCATGATGCGGCAGTAGCGGCACAGCAAGCAGAGGCACAGGCGGCAGCACCAGCGCCTACTGAGCCAACGCCTACTGAGGCTCAGTGATGGACAGCGTTGAAAAGGAATTCGCTGTGCATGAAGCTGTTTGCGCTGAACGCTATGCCGCGATAGAGAAAGCATTTGTCGAAGGCGACAAGCGCATGACGCGCATCGAGTACCTGCTCTATATCGTGATTGGTGCAGTGTTGCTCGGACCAGGCTTTGTCGGCACGATGATCAGCAAGCTCATAGGCGGGTGAAATTGATCCGATCACGCTATGCCTTATGGCCGCCGGTATCTGTAAGCAGATACAGGCTGGGTGTGATTTGTATCGTTCCGCAAAAACGCAGTTTGTAGAAATAAAAGCCACAGCCGATCAGGTGATGGAGATCGGCAAAGAGGTGCAAGGGTTCTGGAAGAAGTTGTTGCAATTTTTCTCCAGCAAACCCACACCATCACAACACCAACAACAAGCCAAGCCAGCCGCAAAGAAGAAAGAGAAATTCGTTGCGGCTGATGAAGAGCAGATTTTGAATTCTGTCGTGGATCAATTAATTCAGTTTTTCCACATACAGCAGCAGCTCGCAGATCACATTCGGGAGGAAGAGGAAAAGTCCAGAACAGTCTACGATCCAACACAAAATCACTTTGAGGCCGCCATCAAGCGTGTGAGGGCGCAGGATCAGATGAACAAATTGGTGGAAGATATACGCATGGCGATGACCTGGAACGCCCCACAGGAACTAGGTGCTCTGTACTCTAAGGTCATGGATATGCATGAGATTGTTGGCGCTGAACAGGAGGCGGCAAGGCTGGCGCAAGAAGCGAAAGCGAAGAGGGAAAGATGGCAACGGCAGCAAAGGGAAGCAAGCCAAAGGCTAAAAGCGGGACTAAGCGTCCTGACATTTATTCTTATCCTGTACCTCTGGACATGGTTCGTGTGGCTGAGTCAGGCGAGGATACTGCAATGAGTGTCTTGGGGTGGATATCTGCCGTAGTATTGGTGGCGCTGATGTTGCCCTTGCTTGCATTTTTGTATGTAGAGGTTCTGACTCAAAAAGCAGAAGTGAAACAGCAGACCGAAAAAGTGGAAAAATTGCGCCGAGAGATTGAAAGGGACAAGCGTGACAAAAAGCCTAATTCTTTTGATGACAATCCTGTGTTTGATAGGGTGCGAAGACAGATTCAGATACCCATGTCAAGACCCTGAGAATTGGGAGCTTGACGAGTGCAAGCCACCCATCTGCACCGCCACAGCGACTTGTCCAGAGCAACTTGTTAAAACCGAACAGGAGAAGAAGTAATGCCAACTGTCGTGATGAATAAATCAAGCCGTATGACTGCCGAAGAAATCGAGATTCGTGTTTGGGCTTTTGTGATCGTTATCTTGGTGACCATTCTGCTTGGTGCAATGGCCATGTTCTTGTATTCTGTGACCTATGTGACGCAACCAATGAATGGTCAGATGGCGGCAATTGACAAGGTCTACACAAGCCAAATTTCCACCATCATGGTATTCATCACTGGTGTGCTTGGCGGTGTTGCAGGACGATCTGGTGTCAAAGCCGTGGCCAATGCAGTTGCCAAGGCAGAGGCTAACGACAACGAGCCGCCAGCACCATGAGTCTATTAAATCCTTGGGTGTTATTGGGCATCGTCATGGCGGTGCTTTCAGCCTTTGGCGGTGGATACTACAAGGGTAAAGATTCAGAGTACCAGCGCCAACAGCTTGAGATTGCCGCGCTCAACGCCAAGGCGCGTGAGACTGAGCAGGCGATGGCAAAGGTAGCGCAAACATACGGTGACACATTACGAAAGGCGAACAATGTTGCAAAGGCTAAAGAAAATCAGTTGCGTGCTGACCTTAACAGTGGCGCTCTCAAGCTGCGGATTCCTACAAAAGCAACCGCCTGCCCAAGCGTTTCAGTGCCCGAAACCGCCACCGCTGCCAGCGGAAGTGACAGCGGAGAAGCAAGAGCCGAATCTGGTGGATCGGTTGATGTCGCTGCCGATCTTCTCCAGATCGCCGCCGATGGAGATGCCGCCATCAGAAAGCTCGCAACCTGCATCGAAACCTACGAAACCTTGAGGAATACAAAATGAACTTATCAGCAAATTTCACTCTGAAAGAACTCACCAAGTCTGAGACAGCGGCACGCTTAGACATCGACAATACGCCAAATGAAGAGCAGATCGAGTCATTGCGTTTGCTTTGCGAAAACATCTTGCAGCCAGTGCGGGATCATTTTGGCAAGCCTGTGAAGATTTCATCTGGGTTCAGGTGTAGTGCTTTGAATCAGGCAGCCGGAGGCTCTGCAAACTCAGACCATTGTCGTGGCCAAGCCTGCGATTTTGAGATTGATGGCGTACCAAATCCTGAGTTGGCAGGCTGGATTGAAGCCAATCTCAAGTACACCCAATTGATCTTAGAGTTTTACACGCCAGGCGGTGATCCAAATGCGGGGTGGGTGCATTGCTCATACTCCCCATCAAATCTTAAAGGTCAGTCACTCACCGCCACCAAGGTTGCCGGCAAGACCACCTACTTGAATGGCTTGGTGGCATAAACGATGGCACTCAACCTTGATCAGCAGATAACGCCACCAACACCGCCAAACCTTGGCGCGGCTGATGTTGCCTACGATCAGGGTTTCTTCACGCAATCCTTTGGCGGCTTGAATACCTACTTCAGCAAGCTCACAGCGTTGTTTTCAGCGTTGTTCGGCAGGCGTGGTGGCAAGTGGATCAACTCACCTTATGGCGCGTTCAGTGACACCACAGACCAGACTGCGGCCAACACCACCACAGCCTACGCTGTCACCTTTGACACCACAGACTTAAGCAATGGCGTTACCTTGTCCAATTCATCAAGGCTCAATGTGGCGCAGTCTGGCATCTACAACCTGCAATTCAGCATCCAATTCAAGAACACCACCAATGATGGTCAAGATGTGGATGTGTGGTTTCGCAAGAACGGCACAAACATCGACAATTCAAACAGCAGATTTCACCTTACACAAAGAAAATCTACTGGTGATCCATCTCACTTAATTGCCTCTCTCAACTTCTTTGTCAGTTTGGCGGCAAATGACTATGTGGAGATCATGTGGCGGCCAACAGATATTGGTGTCAGTCTTGAGCACTTTGCCGCCAGCAGTACGCCAACCAGACCAGCCGTACCGTCAGCCATTGCCACTGTCACATTTGTGTCCAATCTGTCAGTAGAAACCGCATAATTAAGCCATGGCACTCATTCCTCTCAAAATCCCTGCTGGCGTGTACCGTAATGGCACAGAGTATCAGTCTGCTGGCCGCTGGTATGACGCAAATCTTGTACGCTGGTACGAAAACACATTGCGTCCCATTGGCGGCTGGCGCAAGAAGTCAAACACCGCACTGACAGGCTTATGCCGTGGAATATTGACTTGGAGAACGAATTCCGGTGCGCGGTACATTGCTGCTGCTACGCAGTCCAAGCTCTACGCCATGGACGAAAACAATGTGATCAAAGAGATCACGCCAACAGGTATTGCATCTGGCCGCGCTGATGCCGTCAGCGGCACAGGCTATGGCTACAACACTTACGGCTCATTTGCTTATGGCGTGGCGCGTCCTGACGCTGGCGCTGTTGCGCCTGCCACCACATGGAGTCTGGACACTTGGGGCGAGTATCTTGTGGCTTGTTCCGATACTGATGGCAAGCTCTACGAATGGCAATTAGGATTTGTAACACCAACCTTGGCGGTGGCCATCACCAATGCGCCAACCGGCTGTGCGGCCTTGCTGTCTACTGCCGAGCGATTCCTGTTTGCTTTGGGTGCGTCCAGCAATCCGCGTCTGGTGAAGTGGTCAGACCAAGAGGACAACACGACATGGACAGCGGCAGCCACCAATCAGGCTGGTGACTTTGAACTGAACACAGTTGGCTCACTCAAGTGCGGAAAGCGCGTCAGAGGCATCAATTTGCTATTCACTGATGTCGATGTCCACACGGCGACATATGTCGGCCTACCCTATGTATACAGCTTTGAGCGCGCCGGTTCAGGCTGTGGCGTTATTTCATCTCAGGCCGTGGCCGCCATCGACTCTGCCGCTATGTGGATGAGCAGATCAGGATTCTGGATATTTGACGGATATGTCAAGCCAGCGCCTTGTGATGTGTCGGACTATGTATTCAGCAACATGAACTACAACCAAGCCTCCAAGGTATACGCTGTGCACAACAGCAAATACGGTGAGGTGTGGTGGTTCTACCCATCAAGCTCAAGCAACGAAGTTGACTCTTATGTCATCTACAACTACCGTGAATCGCATTGGAACATTGGCACTTTGGGGCGCACTGCTGGTGTAGACCGTGGCGTGTATCTCAATCCCATTATGGTGGACGCATCAGGCTACATCTACGAGCATGAGGTGGGATATGACTATGACTCAGGCTCTGTTTATGCTGAGTCTGGACCATACGAGATTGGTGTGGGAGAGAACATCATGTCGGTGCGCCAAGTCATTCCTGATGAGATGACATTGGGCGAGGTGCAGATCAGCTTCAAGTCTCGGATGTATCCGACATCAGTGGAAACGACACACGGACCGTATTCAGCGTCACAGCCCACAGATGCGCGGTTCTCTGGCCGTCAGGTCAAGATTCGCTACACAGGCGCTGTGCTCCAAGATTGGCGAGTTGGCGTGACCCGAGTTGACGCTGTTGCGTCAGGTAAGCGTTGATTGACGAGGCAGAGTTTGAGAGACTGCGCCATCATGTGGCTGCGGCACTAGAATACTCTGGAGGCAGTCACGCAGTTGAGGATATTGCTGAAGGCATCAGGAAAGGGTTTTTTCAGCTCTGGCCAGGTCTTGATTCAGTAATAGTCACTGAGATCATTGTCTACCCGCAGTTAAAGGATTTGCACTTCTTCCTTGCTGGCGGCGACCTAGATGAACTCCGATTGATGCAACCTTTGATCGAATCGTGGGGGAAGAGTAAAGGTTGCAGTCGAGTGTCTCTCGCTGGCCGTAAGGGTTGGGAGAGGACATTTTTAAGAGACAGGGGATACGAGCCAAAATGGTTCGTGATGTGCAAAGATTTATAGGGGTGGAATATGTCTAAAGGTGGAGCGCCACAAACGCAAACGCAAAATCAATCACAAACGCAGAATCAATCGCAAACTACGATGATTGATCCAGAGTCTCGGGCTGCATATTTACAAAATCTTGGTTTAGCTCGAAATGTTGCTGGCGGTCTTGGTGTTCAGCAATTCGCTGGCTTTGATCCGCGCTATGTGGCTGGAGAGGCTGCGCTGTACGAAGCAAGCATGAAGCCCTTTGGCGCTGAAGATATTGAGGCTTTTCAAAATCCTTTTGAATCTGAAGTAGTCCAACAGTCTTTGAGAGACATTGAGCAATCTAGACAGATGGCGGGTTTGCGTGACGCGCAGCAAGCTACTGCCGCCAAAGCCTTTGGTGGCTCACGCGCTGGCGTGCAGTCAGCATTGACCAACGAGGCGGCAATGCGCGAGGCGGCACGCACTGCATCAGATTTGCGTTATCGTGGATTTAATACAGCGGCAGAGTTGGCAAAGGCAGCACGCAGTATGAATATGCAAGGCTATCAAAACGCCATGAATCTTGGATTGACCAGACAGCAATACGCACAGTTAGCGTTGGATGCACAGCGCAATCTGCCATTGCAACAGTTGGCTATTCAGCAAGCCGCCATGGGAGCACAGCCTGCAAACCTTGGGTCAAGTATGACGGGTACAAGCACTGGTACTAGTACTGGAATGACGAGCCAGCCGACAAGTCGCAATGTTGCGTCAGGCGCATTGGGTGGCGCATTGGCTGGTGCACAGCTTGGATCAATCTTCCCAGGCGTTGGCAATGTGGTTGGCGCAATTGGCGGCGGTCTGCTTGGAGGTTTATTCGGATGAACTACTTAACGAACTTATTTGGCGGTGGTAATGCCGCTGGCGGTATGCGTATGCCGCAAATGGGTACTGGCATGGACTTGTATGGTGGTCAGCCAAGCATGAATCTTGGTATGACTATGCCAAGAAATACATATGCTGATTCAGCAACCGGCACAGGCATGATGCCACCATCATCGTTTGGTCAGATGCCTACTGGTGGCATGGATATGCAAACTGCACTTGGCGCAATGCAAGCCTTGGGTGGGCTTATGGGGCAACCAGAGCAACAAGCGCCAATGCCGCAAATGCCGCAAATGGAAATGACACCAATGCAGGCGGCTCAGTTACCCATGGGAGGCAATCAAAGCTATGAAGATTTGATGAAGATGTACGGTGTACGCAGTGGCGGCTTACTTGGATGAGGTGATATATGACCGATGAAGAATTCAAACAGATGTTGGCTCAGAATTATGCCGAGCCGACAAGGATTAGAAACCTTGCCAATCCAGCGGCAGTGCCTTATTCCGATTTCCAAGTGCCAACATCAAATGTCGCGCCATCATCGTTTGCATCAAACCTTGGCGGCTTATTGTTTGGCGGTGCTGACTCAGGATTGAACGAGTATCTGTCAAGGGAGCAGCAAAAGCAGATGCAGTCTCAAGCACTGATGAGTGCGGCCATGTCTCTTCTTAGATCAGGCAGAACAACCACTACGCCAATTGGATTGGGTGAAGCACTCGGCAGCGCGTATGAGGCTGGCACTGCTGGCTACCAAGGCGCACAAGAGAATGCCATCAAGCAGATGCTGACTAAGCAGAAGTTGGATGAGTTTAAAACTCAAAAACAAATGCAAGCAGATGTGCGCCAATACATGGGACAAAAACCCCCAGCTGGTATGAGCGCAAACGAATTCAAGGCTCAACAGTACATGAATCTTGCAGACCTTTATGCCGCCACAAATCCTGATCAAGCATCTAAATTCTTTGACATGGCGCAGAAGTTGATGCCAAAAGTCAAAGTCACAGGTCAGCCATTTGAAGTTGTTGACGAGTCAGGCAAGCCGGTGATGATCCAGCAATTTGAAGATGGCGAGATCAGAACACTGTCAGGCTTTGGACCAAAGCGCGAAGTTGTTTTGCAAAATGTTGATGGCCGTATCGTTGCAATTGACAAATCAAAACTAGTTGGCGGTGAAACATACGGTACAGGCATCACGCCAGCCGAGCAACAGCGTTTAGAGATGGAAGCCAAGCGCCTTGGTATGGATGTTGAGCGACTCAAGTTAGAGCGCCAGCGAGTTGATATGGAAGCGCGTAGATTAAACCTTTCTGAAGCTGATTTCAAGCGTGGCCAGTATGAGCGCGTTGAAAATGAGGATGGCGTGTTCTATGTGCCTAAAGTGCCTGGCTTGCCGGCAATACCTGTCACTGGTCCTGGCGGTGTGCTTCTCAAAGGTAAAGCACCACCAAAGCCAACTGAAGGTGAAGCAAACGCTGCTGGCTTTGCAAACCAAATGGAAAATGCCGAGGCCGTCATCAGTCAGCTACCTGTCGGATCACAGCCAGGCGCTGGCAGTGGAGTTGCAGGATCAATTCCTTTTGTCGGTGATGTTACAAAAAGACTTGTGCAACCCGCTGCCACTCAACAATATGAACAAGCGGCGCAAGCGTGGATTCGCGCCAAGTTGCGTAAAGAGTCAGGCGCTGCAATTGGCGTTGATGAGATGGCAAAAGAATATCAAACCTATTTCCCACAAATCAACGACAGTGATGCCGTCATTGCGCAAAAAGCAAGAGCACGACAAATTGCTACTGAGGCTATGAAAAAGTCTGCTGGTAAGTCATACACGCCGACTGCAATGCCATCGCCAGTGGTATCAACACCGCCAGTTATTCAAAATATATTGAACAAATATCCACCAAGGACACAATAATGGCTGATCCAACTATTGATGATCTGTATAAGTCTTTGGCGGCTGCTGACGCGGCTGGTGACATTGAGTCGGCACAGGCTTTGGCTGACTACATCAGAATGGTTCAAGCCGCAGCGCCAGCGCCAGCGCCAAAGGCGCAGCCAAGCATTACTAGCGAGTTGACACGCCAAGCCGGTCTGTCAGTGCGTCCCATGGCGCAGTCTGTATTGACGGCTGGCGGTATGCTGCCTCTGGTGGTTGACCCTGCCGTCAACTTGTACAACCTTGCCACTGGATCAACACTGCCAACAATGACGCAGGCAGTGCCAAGAACGCTATCAGCAATGGGTTTTCCAGAGCCACAGACAGCGCAAGAGCGTGTCGTGCAAGACATCAGCACTGCTGGTTATGGTGTTGGCGGTGCAGCCAATCTTGCAAGAGAAGCACTGCCTGCCGCCACAACAATGACAGCGCAAGAATTCCTGAAGATGCTGGCAACCAACCCACGCGCACAGGCTGCGGCGGCCACTGCATCATCAGCGGCAGCCGGTTCACTGCGCGAGGGTGGTGCGCCACCCTCTTTGCAAATGGGCGGTGCGATGTTGGCTGGCATGACTGCGCCTGGCGGCCCAACTCTATCCAGCACACAACGCGCTTTGGCAGCTCCTGTGTCAATGGTGCAACCATTCACGCAAGCCGGTAGAGAAACCATTGTCGGTGGCTTGCTGAATCGTTTGGCGACAGACCCAACGCGAGCACAGTTGAACTTAAGCAGAGCCGAGCCACTTGTGCCAGGCGTACAACCCACCACAGCCGCCACAGCGTTTGATCCTGGCTTGGCCTCGGCAGAGACTGCCATCAGAGCATTGGATCAAACTGGCGCATTTCCAAGCCGACTGTCTGCCAATCAGCAGGCTTTGCTTGATGCGTTTCGCAAACTCTCCGGCAAGCCTGGCTCGGTGGCCGTGGCTGAACTCAAGCGCACTGATGTCACCAAGCCATTGCGTGAGCAGGCTTTTGCTGGTGTGACGGTTGACCCTGTGACATTTCAGACCGGCATCAAGTTGGTGGTGAATCAGGCCATCGACAATGTGATGAAGAGTCCTGTCGGTGTGCGTCAGGATGTTGAAACCGCCATGAAGTTTGCAACCGATCGAGTGGCTCGCGCAAAGTCTCCGATGGAGCTGTACGAAATCCGCAAGGACTTGGCGGCTGCCGCGCAAGGAAAGTACAACCAAGAGAATCCAAGCCTGCGCTTGGCCAGCGGCCAACTCAAGCAAGTCATTGCAGCGGTTGATGATGTGATTGACGCGGCAGCGCCTGGCTTCAAAGACTACATGAGCAAGTATTCCAAGATGTCCGGCCCGATTGATCAGATGAAGATGCTGCAAGAGATTGAGCGCAGAGTCACCACCGGCCAGCCAAACCTGATGACGGGTGAGCCTGTCTTGGCCGCTGGTAGTTTGCGCCGTCAACTGGCAAACAAGGCAGAGGAACTTGATCTCAAGCTGTCTATC